CGAGAATCTGCCCTGCCATGTTGTTGGCGAGGTCAGCAAACATTTTTGTGATGGCGGCGGTGTTCGCGGCGGCATCAGCCGTCAGGTTCACCGTCATATCGGACGTGAAGTTCTTTATGGCATCAGTCGACAATCCAAGCGCAACTGCATAGGCGGCCGTTTCAATCTGAATCGCCGCATACGCACCAGATACCTGCTTGCTTAACTTGTCGTCTGCAGCAGAGTAGTTGATGCCGGTTGACGCTGAAGCACCCCCAATGCCAAAAAAGCCGCTTGACCCGTCGTTGCGCCATTGGTCATAGCTTTTGGTGCTCACGGATCCACCGCCACCTTGCACGCGGATGCCCCTGGCAACGCTGTATTCGCTGCCGCCACCAAAGGCCCTATCCACCGCGCTACCAATGGCCCCGCCAATGGCCCCACCAATCGGACCGAAGAAGTAGGTCCCGATGCCCGCTCCAATCGCCTCTCCCCATTTGCCCTTTGATGCAGCGATGGCAGCGCTCAGGTAGCTGAGGCCGCTGCCAATGGATTCCGCTGCGGATCCAATTGCAGACGAATTGCTGACAAGGCTTGCGCCCATATCGCCAAGCATTGAGCTACCAGAGTTCATCATCGCCGCGCCAGCGCTATCAACTAACCCCGTAACAGAGCCGCTGAAGTCGGTCAACCAGCCCATTGCAGATGCGCCCTGTTTGTACAAGTTAGCCATTCCCGCCGCCTGCCCAATGACTCCGCTACCTGAACCACTTCCACCACCACCGCTCATGCCAGGGAACGCAGCATTCGCCACCCCCTCGCCACTGGTCGCCACTGCAATATTGAAGAGCCAGCGCTTGGCCGTCATCTGGTACAACCAGTCATACACCGACGCCTTGAGCGAGTCGCGCAACTTGGTGCCCATGTCCTGGCCACCCTGCAGGATGTTGTTAAAGGTGGTGTGAGCCGCCTCCCCAATTGAAGACCACATGGCCTTGGATTGCTCAACGGCCGCACTCTTTTCGAAACCCCTGGTGTTCTCGACAATCAGCTGCCGCAGGGCCGTTGCCTGGTCGCGGTAGGCTTTAGCTAGTTCCGGGCTGGCGTTTTCAAGTACGGTAGCCAAACGCTCTTTCTCAGCGGCGGTCAACTCCATCGTCGCCGAGCGCAGTGCATTCACCTCTCTTGCCGACAGGCCAATTTCCGCATTGGCAATACGCTGCGCCTTGACCTGGTCTTGCAGGCTTGCGGCTTTGGCCTGCTGTGACTCGATGACCTGCGCATTCTGGTCAATGGCCTGGCGGTAGACCTTCATGTCTGCCGCCGCCATGTCCTGGTCGGCCTTTTGGACGATGCTGGCGGCCTGTTCCCTCAGCTTCTGCAGTTCGGCCGTGTATTTCGTCTCTTGCGCAATACGATCCTTGAGGGCCAGGCCGGATTTACGCACTGCCTCCAGCTCCAGCTCCACCACGGCCTGCTGATCAATGTTGGCGTTTTCCTCCAGCGACTGCTTGGCCGCCAGGTAGGAGCGATCCGACTCGATACCCAGCGCATGGGCAGCGGCCAGGGCTTCCAGCTTGCGCTGCTCGCCCGCCGTGGATACCAACTGCTCTTGTTCGTAACCCGCAATGAGGGCGTCCAGGCGCAGCTTGGCCGCTTCCTTGGCAGGTGCGGCCTTCTGGTCATCAAAGGTCTTCAGCGCGGCGGTGGTTTCCTGTGCATTCGTTATCAAGCGGGCGCTGCGCTCTTTCTCCAGGGCAAACGCCACTTCGGGCGAACTGGCATTGGCGATCGCCTTGCTGAATGCCTTGGCGATGTTCACCGCCTGGTCGTTGGCGTCAATCAAGATGTCATTGCGCAGCTTGGCCATCTTGCGCACTTCATCCAGGGGCTTGGAGCCAGCGTAGGCTGCTTGCTCAGCGGCAACCTTCTCCTGAAGGCCCTTCATTTCCTTGGCGTTGTAGCTGGCGTTAGCCGCACTGCTTTGGTCCTGCACGGCCATGGTCTGGCGCAATGCATCGCGCTTGTCCTTGAGCGTCTGGATCTCGACCGCAGCGCGCGCCCTGACCGCTTCGGTTCCCGATCGGGTGCGCTCTTCTGCCAGGCTGATGTCCGCATTGATGCCGTCCATCTGGGCACGCATGCCTTCGGCGCTCTTCTTCCAGTCGCTGGCCATGGATGCGATACCGGCCCCCGCTGCGGCGATCAACGTCAGCGCCAGAATGGCCGGGTTGGCCAGCATGGCAACGCCGAGCGCCTTCACAGCAACGGTGACCGTTCCAATCGACCCCGCCATGGCCGCTACTCCAGCGACGACGGCAGCACCGGCCAGGCCGTTGGCAATGGCGCTGAACGCTTCCTTGTGGTTGTTGATGGCGTTGCCTACCGAATCAACTACCCCGGCAACGCCCTGCAACGCGCTTGCAAGGTTGCCGGTCGCACCACTGGCAGCGTCGGCCTCGCCCACAAACTTGGTGGCGCTGTTGGTCAGCATGGTGAAGGCCTGGCCCACGGTGACCGTGGAGCTGCTCATTTCCTTGGCCAGTTGAGGACCGGACTTTTCCAGGGCACTGATGACAGTCTCGGCTGTCAGCTTGCCCTGCTCACCCAGCGAGCGCAACTGCCCGATCGGCACACCCATGCCGTCCGCCAGCGCCTTGGCCAGGCGCGGTGTTTGCTCCAGGATGGAATTAAGTTCTTCACCACGCAACGTGCCACTGCTCAGGCCCTGGCCCAGTTGCACCAGCGCGGCCTGCATGGACTGTGCGCTGCCGCCACCAATGGTCATTGCATTGGCGATCGCCTGTGTCACCGTCAACAGCCGGTCTTGGGATACACCCAGTTCCTTGCCCGATCGCGCGATAGTGGCGTAGGTGTCGCCCAGCGCGGTGAAGCTGACCCGGCCTTGCTGCGCGATGACAAAGAGCCGGTCATACGCAACGGCCGCCTCTGCAGCACTGTTGCTGGCCAGATTCAAACTGGTGCGCAACGTGGTGACCGAGTCAGCCATCCTGATCACTTCCACCGCCGTGCCGATGGTCACAATGCCCGCCAGAACGGTCCTGAGCGACTCCGCACCCGAAGATGCGCTCTTGGCGGATTTGTCCAGGCCGTCGAGTGACTGGCTGACGCCGTTGACGCTTTGAACAACGACCTGGCCGCCCTCTATGGCCAGCTTCAGTTTGACTTCATTGGCCATGGACGCTACCGGTTACTTTGTTGCTGCTGCTGGCGCTGTTCGTCCCAAGCCTCAAGGGCTGCGCGCTCCATGGCGCGGATGCACTCCATAATTTCGGGCACACGCCTGGGGCGTATGTGGTCAACCTCGCGCATGTACCTGAGGACCGCGTCATAGTTGAGGCCTTCGCGCCCGTGCATGCCGACGTACCACTGCGTTTGGAGCTTGCCCCAGAGCTCGTACACCCGAACATTGCAGGGCCACAGATAGCACTTGTCAGTTGGTTCCTCTGACTCGTCTTCTTCGTCATCTGACGGCAGCACCTGAATGCCGAGCGCTGCAGCGGCCTCGTCGGTGGTGTCATCAGAGTGGTCCTTGCGGGGGTCGTGTAGCTGGCCGAGCGCCCACAGGCGCGCGACCTGCGCTAGTTTTTTTCCTTGGCGCCAACTTCAAGCAGATAGGCGTTGAAGAGAACGGTCCCAACACCGGCCGCACTCAGCATCATGTCGCGCGATTCGTCATTGAATTCAGCCGGCTTTCCTTCTTCGTCCAGCACCAGGCGCTGGTTATCCCAGCCGCGCATCACGTCGCGCATGAAGTCGGTGACCAACTTGGCCTTCTGTTCGCGCCGTTCATTGATTTCCTCTTGGGAGAGACGCAGGGCCTCAAAGTTGAAGGAAAACAATTTATTGACATTGCCCACCTTCATGGTGAACTTCACTGGCACGATAACGGTGTCTTCTACGACGAGTTTGTATTTGCTCATGGCTGTCTTTCCTGATTGGGGATGAAGTGGTTGAGCCCGCACGCTCTCAGGCGGCGGGCAATGAAAACGCTTTACAGGTGGACGATGCGCAGCTCGTCGTTGCCGGCAACCGGGTTGAGCTCAAAGTCGAAGCCAACCGTGCGCTTGCCGTTGACCTCTTCCTTCTTGTGGGTCTTTAGCCGCATGGCAGGGGCGTGCAACAGGATCTGGTTGCCCGATGTCTTGCCGATCACAAAGCCCATGCCTTGCATGGTTGCGGCTTCAATCTCGGCGATCTTGGCTACCTCTTCGGCTGCGGTCAGTTTCAGGCTCAATGAACCCGTGATCTTGCGATCGCTAATGCCCACCTCTTCGGAACTCAAGAAGTCAGAGAAATCAACCTTGTTGCCCCAGTCCAGAGTCAAACCGGTCGAGTTGAACGGTGTGCCGCCCACCAACGTGCCAGCAGCGTAGGTGCAGCCCAGCACAATGTCGGTCACATTGGCCTTGGTGATAGAAACCGGTGGCTTCCAGTTGGCCAGTACACCCGCCACATTGGGCGTCGCCGTGGCAGGCACTTTCAGGCCAGTCAATTCAAACATCAACTTGGGAGCCTCTCCCGACTTGGCCGACAGCTTCACATTCCCCGAAGCCCCCAGCAGCTTGTGCAGCACGCCATCGTCATACCAATAGATGGTGAGCGTCTTCAACAGGTCGGTGGCGGGCAGGTATTCAACGCGATTCGGTACCAGCAGGCCGCTGGTTTCAGAGTTTCCGCACCCCAGCATCAAGGTACCCCAGGCAGGCGGCGTGGCGGCAAGTCCTGCACCAGACAGCGATACCGAGAAACTGCACTTCGAGAACACTGTGCCCGGAATGGTCTCGCTTGATCCGAACCAGGCCGTGATGTAGTCCAGCTGGATTTGCTTCAGCTCCACCGGGCTGATGGACACGTCAAACACTTTCAGCGCATTGGCGGCGCCCGTGGGCACGGCATCCGTGCCGATGACGGCCTCCAGTGCGGCGAGGATGACAGTTTTTTTGATGTAGCGAGTGGTCATGGTGATTGACTCCGGGTAGGTTTTTGGTTTGTGCTGCTAGACGTTGCGTGGCGGCTATTCAGTCGCCACGACCCAGCCTGGCCCAGCGATGTCCCACTTCCAGCGGCCACCGCCAGGCACCGGCGTGTTCTCGGATGTGGCGCCTTCGGCAGCGGGCGCAGCCGTGGTGTCGGCAACGACCACTGCGGCGACGGTTGCGCCGGCTGCGCTTGTCGCGTCCGCTGTGGCTGTATCAGCTGCACCAGCGACGGCTTTGGTTGGATCGGCTTTGGCCATATCAGTTACTCCAGTAAGTTTTGAGTCGAAATTCATCAATCCACCACAGGCAGCCATCGCCATCCATGCGCAGCAGGCGGCCCGCATAGAAGTGCATGGGCTCACCGGTAGCGGCAAGGGGTACCCAGCCCACCAGGGCCGTGCGCAGGTTGCTGCGCAGGGGCGTCAATTCGTCCAGGGCGGCAGAGCCCTTGGTGTCCCTGCGGTTGCTCACCACATGCACCACACCAAAAGACTGCACCACGCTCTCGGCGGTTTCGCTCAGCATGTCTTCATCGGTGGCGCTCTCGGCCAGCGGCAGCACAAAAGCGCTGGGTGTCACCGGCTTGCCCGCAATGGCTGCGTCCAGATCGACGCTTGCACCGATGTGCTTCAAGCCGGTCAACTGGCTCTTCAGGCGGGCGACCAGCGTGGCCGTGTCCATTACGCAAAGCCCCGCACGCTGTCATCCGTGATCTGGCGCGGTGCGAAGGCGTGGTAGGCCGTATCCACACCCGCCACCGCCACAGAGGCCATGCCCGCCAACTGCACGTCGCCGCTGCTCAGGCGCTTGAGCAAGCTCACCGCGTCCTCATAGCGCTGGCGCACCGCCTCGGGCGTGCCGTCGTCATACAACCGGTAGCGCGCTATGTCTGC